CTACTTCTCTCTCCGAGGCAAGAAACTCGGGCCCGGCCATGACTGGCCGTTCGCGGCCGAAGTCGGCCAAACATCGCGCGAAGTCGGTCAAGTCTCGGCAAACTCTGTCGAACTCGGCCGCTATCGAGCAAGTTATTGAGGCGCTCTACGAACGCGACGCGCTCGGCAAGGTGCACTCGGCGACCGTCGCGATCGCGCGCACTCTGGCGCTCCGGCTCGACGGTGAGGACGCTAAGAACGCTCGGCTCTGGAAGGAGTACCGCGAGACCGTCGCGACACTCATCTCGGCGGGAGAGGAGCGGGTAGGTGAGTTCGATGAAACTCTTAGAAGTCTCGAAGCCTCGCTACGCAACACCGCGAACGTCTAGCCGCGACACGTTCGGCGAGAAGGTCGGACTGATCTCGCGCGGGCTCGCGTTGCCGCTCATGCCGTGGCAGCAGTCGGTCGTCGACGTCTTCGGCGAGCAGGTCGACGGCCGTCCGGCGTACCGCGAACTCGTGCTCACGGTTCCCCGACAGTCGGGGAAGACGACGCTCATCCTCGCCGTCATGCTGCACCGCGCGCTCTACTACGGTCGCCCGCAACGCATCGCCTACACCGCTCAGACCGGGCACGACGCACGCCAGAAACTCTTAGACGACTTCGTGCCGATCCTTGAGCGTTCACCGTTCGCCGGTCTCGTCGAACGCGTCTACCGTGCGAACGGCGACGAGGCCGTCATCTTCACGAACGGCTCCCGGATCGAGGTGCTCCGAAACTCCGTCTCCGCAGGCCACGGCCGCACCCTAGATCTCGCGATCCTCGACGAAGCGTTCGCCGACGAGGACGACGTGCGCGAGCAGGCGCTTCTCCCGACGATGGCCACGAAGAAAGACGCTCAGATCCTCGTCGTCTCAACGGCAGGCACCGAACGCTCCCTCTACCTCAAGCGGAAAGTCGATCAAGGCCGCGCGGCAGTCGACGCCGGGGCGACTGACGGCATCGCGTACTTCGAGTGGAGTGCCGACCCGGAGGACGACCCGTTCGACCGGGAGACGTGGCGCCGTGCCATGCCCGCGCTCGGCCTCACCGTGCAAGAGACCGCCGTCGAGCACGCGATGAGCACCATGACCCCGAACGAGTTCCGCCGCTCGTACCTCAACGTCTGGAGCACCGTCTCCGAGCAGATGATCCCGCAGAAAGTCTGGCTCGCCTCATGCTCGGCGAAGGTCGCCCCGGCGGGCTCGCTCTCGTTCGCCGTCGACGTAGCACTCGACCGCTCACGCGGCTCGATCGCAGTCGCCGACCGTGACGGCAACGTCGAACTCATCGAGAACAAGGAAGGCGTCGGATGGATCCAACAGAGGGCGCTAGAACTCTGGCGCCGGTGGAAGGGCACGATCATCGTCGACGGCTACGGCCCGGCGTCCTCGTTCGTCGACCCGCTCCGCGCGCTCGGCGTGCCGCTTGAGATCTACCGAACCGCCGACGTCGTCGCCGCGTGCGCGCTCATCTACGACGCGATCCTCGACAAGGCGATCCACGTCAAGAGCGACGACCGGCTCGACAAAGCCGTCGCCGCAGCCTCGCGCCGCAACGTCGGGCAGCAGTGGCTCTGGCAACGCAACACGCCCGACGCCGACATCTCCCCGCTCTACGCCGCGACGCTCGCATGGCACCACGCCACCACGAAGAGCAAGCAAGCAACTAAGAGCCGCTCCGCCATCTACTAGACTTCGGCACTCATGGCGCTCCGAGACATCTTCCGACGCGAGAAGAGGGCCACCTCGTACGGCTTCACCTACCCGAACATCTACGTCGACGAAGCCGGGCGGATGGGCCGCCTCTTCCCCGACATCAACGCGGGCGTCATCGTCGACGAGACCTCGACGCTCTCCGTCCCCGGTATCTGGCGCGCCGTCACACTCATCTCCGACGCGATCGGCGGACTCCCGTTCCACGCGTACCGCTCCGAAGAGTACGTCGACCCGCAGCCGAACATCCTCGTCAAGCCTGTCGCGACAGAGACACGGATGGAGACCGTCTCGGCGATGGTCGCCTCGCTCATCATCCACGGCAACTACATCGCGATCCTCGGCGAACCCGGACTCAACGGCTACCCCGACTCGTTCTACCCGGTCGCGTGCCACCGCGTGCAGGTACGCCGCGAGAATGGCGAACTCGTCTACCGGATCGAGAACCGCGACTACACGGCCGCCGAAGTGCTCCACATCAAGGGCTTCTCCATGCCCGGCGAGCACGTCGGCTACGGCATCCTCTCCGCGCAACGGCAGGCGATCGGCGGAGCCGTCGCCGTCAACACCTACGCGCAGAGGTACTTCGACGGAGGCGCTCAGCCGACCGGCATCATCTACTCCTCGAACCCCGACCTCTCGCAAGAAGAAGCCGACCAACTAAAGGCCGCATGGCTCCGGCAGTACGGCGGCACGAAGCGGACTCCCGCAGTGCTCAACGAGTCGACGAAGTTCCAACAACTCTCGGATAACGCGAAGGACGCTCAACTACTGGAGACCCGACAGTTCTCGCTCACGGAAATCGCGAACATGATCGGCCTCCCCGCCTACTATCTCGGCGCGCCGAACTCGTCGCGCACCTACTCGAACGTCTCCGAGGAGAACTTGCAGCTCGTCCGGTGGAGTCTCATGCCGTACATCCAACGCATCGAGCAACGGATGACGGAGTACCTACCGCGCGGCCAGTACGCAAAGATGAACGTCGACGCACTACTCCGACCCGACACGAAGAGCCGCTACGAAGCGCACAAGATCGCACTCGACTCCGGCTTCCTCACGCTCGACGAAGTGCGCGAACTGGAGAACCGTGAACCGCTCGCCGAGACGGTGAGCGAAGAGCCGATACCCGCCGAGGTAGTATCCGTACACGAAGAAGAGTCCGCAGATGACTAACCTCGAACGCCGCAACTACGACGCCTCGTTTGAGGTGCGCGCGGGCGGCGACGGCCGCACCGTCTCCGGGATCGCCGTACCGTACGACGTCGAGCAGCGCATCGGCCCGAACCTCGTCGAGGTCTTCCGCCGGGGCGCGTTCGAGGCAGTGGCACGCAACGCGCACCGCGTCAAGATGCTCTTCCAACACAAAGCCGACGCACCGATCGGTCGGGCGATCATGCTCGAAGAACGAGACGGCGGACTCTACGGCGAGTTCAGGATCTCGAAGACCGAAGCCGGGGACGAGGCGCTAGAACTCATCCGCGACGGCGTACTCTCGAACCTCTCCGTCGGCTTCCAACCGCTCAAGGACGAGAAACGAAACGGCGTCGTCAACCGCATCAAGGCGCACCTCGCCGAAGTCTCGCTCGTCACGTTCGGCGCCTACGGTGACGCCGCAGCGATCACCGCAGTCCGCGCCGAGATCGAGAAGCCGAACCTCGCCGCGATCGAACAGATAGTCGCGAAGGTTCGGAAGTGATCTCGAAGGCGTACTCCTTGACCGACGTTCGGCAGGTCGTGGTCGCAGCAGACGACACGCACCGCACCGTCTACGTCAACATCGTCGGGAATAACACGGCCTACCTCGGCGGCGCGGACGTCACGAGCACGAACGGCCTCCCGAAGTCGAAGCACACCACGGCTACGGAGATCATCGTGCCCTCGAAGCAGACGCTCTACGCAGTCATGGCTTCAGGAGAAACGGAAGATCTCCGGGTACTTCTGCCCGACCTCGACTAGCCGCTCATGCCGTGGCACATCGAGACCGCTAACGCGGAGTGCGCCTCCGGCTACGCAGTCGTCAAGGACTCCGACGGCACCGTCGAAGGATGCCACCGGACGAGACGCGAAGCACTCGCGCAACTTGCCGCGCTCAACATCGCCGAAGCCGAACGCACCGTCGAGCAGCCGATCGAGGAGCGTCAAGACTCCTACGCACCGACGGACGCGATGGTGACGGAGGCACGTCGCGGCCTTGAGTGGCGTCAAGCGTTCGGACGCGGAGGCACGGAGATCGGAGTCGCCCGCGCGCGCGACATCGTCAACCGACGCCGCCTCTCTCTGCAGACGGTGATCCGGATGAGGTCGTACTTCGCACGCCACGAAGTCGACAAGAACGGGCAGGGCTTCCGACCCGGCGAACCCGGCTACCCGTCCGCCGGTCGTATCGCGTGGGCGCTATGGGGCGGAGACGCCGGAAAGACGTGGTCGCAGTCGATCCTCGCCTCCGGGCCGCGATCCTTGCAAGACGACACAGAGACCCGCTAGCATCCATCTCAGGCCGCACCCTCGGCCCGCGAAGAGCGCACCCGCCGAAAGGCGCACCCGCCACGCGGAGCTCGGAGCACCCGGTAGAGCAACATCCACGACACACCATAAGGACTACCCCGTGAACCCATTCCTCGCCAAACTCCACGAGCAGCGCGCATCGAAGGCCGCTCTCATCGACGCGACCCTCGACCGTGCATCGGAAGAGAACCGCGACATCACCGAAGTCGAGACCGCCAACGTCTCGGCCCTCGCGAAAGAGATCGAGAAACTCGACGAGCGCATCGCGCAAGTCACCGACATCGAGACCCGCAAGGCCGCAGCAGCCGAACTCGCCCGCAAGGTCGACGGCGCGAAGGTCGAAACACGCGAAGCGTCGCCCTCCCGCGTGACCCGCGAAGAGCGCACCTACCGACCCGACGGCGAGTTCTCGTTCCTCCGGGACGCGTTCGCCGCTCAAGTCGTCGGAGACTTCGACGCCCGTGAGCGCATCGCCCGCCACATGGCAGAAGAGAAGATCGAGAAGCGTGACGTCGGCACCTCCGCGTTCGCCGGTCTCGTCGTGCCGCAGTTCCTCACCGACCTCGCCGCACCGTTCGCTCGCGCCGGTCGCCCTCTGGCCGATCGCGCACGGCGCCACGTCCTGCCCGCTGCCGGTATGACGCTCTCCATCTCGCGCGTCACGACGGGCTCCGAAGTGGCAGAGCAGACCGAAGGCTCCGCCGTACAGGAGACGAACATCGACGACACGAAACTCGACATCGACGTCAAGACGATCGCCGGTCAACAGAACGTCAGCCGTCAGGCTCTCGAACGCGGCACCGGGATCGACTCGCTCGTCATGGCCGACCTCGTCAGCGCGTATCACACGAAACTCGACGACGAAGTCGTCGAAGCGCTCGAAGAGAACTCGAACATCACGATGGTCAGTTTCAACGATGCGAGCCCGACCGTGGCCGAGTTGTACCCGAAGATTCTCGATGCCGTGCAGCGCATCCAGACCACGTTCTTCGCAGGCCCGAACTTCATCCTCATGCACCCGCGCCGTCTCGCGTGGATCCTCGCCGCAAGCGACACGACGGGCCGACCGCTCGCCGTGCCATCACCGAACGGCCCGACGAACGCCGTCGCGACCGGAGCAGGCTCCGTGCAGTACGGAAACTCGGGCTACTCGATCGCCGGGCTCCCCGTCATCACCGACGCGAACTGCAGCACAACCATCGGCGGTGCGGAAGACATCATCACCGTCGGCAACTTGCAAGAGTTGCACCTTTGGGAGTCGGCAGGTTCGCCGTTCATGCTCCGCTTCGAGGACGTCAAGAGCGCCGAACTCGAAGTCAAGATGGTCGTCTACGGCTACGCTGCCTACACGTCGGGCCGTTACCCCGGCGCATTCTGCAGGATCAACGGCTCGGGCACTACCACGCCCTCGTTCTAACTCGTAGGCCTCGCGGAAGGCTCGGATCGGTAGCGGCATGATCCGAGTCTCCGCAGGCTTCCGAACCTCAGAGATCAAGGTGTCGCCCGGGTCGGGCGCTCGCGCTCCTCTCGCCTCCTTGAGTCAGAGCACGAGCGATCCGCTTCCCGGCCCGGTCGATTACCCTCGCACGAAACGAAAGAAGAAGGCGGCTAGACATGGCGATCACTAACGGCTACGCGACACTCGCGCAGTTTCAGGCGTACGCGAACATGAGCACGCTCACCGCCGACGAGACGACGACGATCGAGAAGGCCATCGAAGCAGCGTCCCGGACTATCGACCGGATCGCCGACCGCCGTTTCTACATGGACGCGAACGCGACCGCGCGCCTCTACCGGACGATCGACTTCTACACGCTCCCCGTCGACGACATCGGCTCGACCTCCGGGCTCGTCGTCGCGCTCGACGCGGATGGCAACGGCAACTACACGGACACGCTCACACTCAACACCGACTACGTCCTCGACCCGGTCACGGCCCCACAGAAGGGCCGCCCGTACACGGCGATCACGATGGTCGGCGCCGACACGTTCCCGCTACCGATCTCACGCCGCCCGCAGGTGCAAGTCACCGCGAAGTTCGGATGGTACAACGGCACCCCGCCCGACGACGTCGTCGAAGCGTGCCTCATCCTCTCCGCCGACTACGTCAAGCGCGCCTCGTCGGTCGGTGGCGTGCTCGGACTCTCCGAACTCGGAGCGATCCGCATGAGCCCGCTCGGACGAGACATCTCGGCGATCGTTCGCGCGTACCGCCGAGAGGTCGTCGCGTGACCCCGTCAACCGTCCGAGACAACCTCAAGGCCGCGCTCAACATCACCGGGCTACGCGTCTACGACACGATCCCCGACAACGTCATCCCGCCCGCCGCAGTCATCGGCCAGATCTCGATCGACTGGGACTTAGTCTTTCTACGCGGCGCCGACACCGGCTCGCTCGACGTCGTCGTCATCGCCGGACGCATGAGCGAACGCGCCGCGCAGGACTACCTCGACAACCTCCTCACCGCGACCGGCAACTCGTCGATCAAGACGAAGATCGAAGCCGACCAGACGCTCGGCGGCTCCGTGACCTCCGTCCGGTGCACCCGCGCCGAACCGATCTCCGTCACCGTCTCCGGCGTCGAGATGCTCGCCTACCGCTTCCTCGTCGAGGTCTACGGCTAAGATGAGCGCCATGAGATACCGCGTCACTAGCCGCCGCCTCGTCGGATGCGCCGAAGGCGACCTCATCTCCGCCGAAGGCCTCGCTCAACTCGGGCACGACGCGGAGCACGCGGAGAAGTCGGGGCACGTCGTAGCCGTCGGCTACGATGAACCGAAGAAACACAAAGGCGCCCGCAAGGACGCCTCGGACTCAGACAAGGACTAGACTCACCTCATGGCAACCGTCACCGCTCTCGGCAAGGCCACCGTCTTCACGGTCGGCACCGTCGACCTCGCCGATCAACTCCAGTCGATCACCATGACGAAGACCGTCGAGGCACTCGACGCGACTTCGCTCGTCGACACCTCACGCCGCAACGCGGCAGGCCTTGAGAACTCCGAGACGACGTTCACCGTCCTCGGCTCGTTCGCCACCGGTGAAGCGATCCAGACGATCTTCGGCGACGTCGGCTCTGAGCACACGATCGTCTTCGAGCCACTCGCAGCAGCACCCGGCGCCTCCTCGCCCCGCTATACGCACTCGAACGCGTTTCTGGCCTCGGCCCCGATCGTCGTAGAGGTGGGCTCCCTCCTCAGCATTAGCGCAACGTATGTCGGAGGCTCGATCGCGCAGGCCGTCGCGTAGTGCTCGACATCTCCGTCAACGTCAAGCGGAAGGACGGGTCGCAAGAGACCTACCCGGTCTATCCCGACACTCAGATCGCTTTCGAGCGGTGGGCGAAGTGCAGCATCTCGCAAGCGTTCGACCCGTCGGCGAAGCCGAAGATGGAGCACCTCTACTATCTCGCGTACCTCGCGGAGAAGAACGCGGGGAAGGTCGTGAAGATCTTCGACGAGTGGATCAAGGAGATCGCCGCAGTCGGCGCCGAAGAAGACTCGGGAAACTAATCATCCCCGGAGGCGGGGTCGCCGAACAGATAGCAGAGTTGGCGCTCGCCACGCAGATAGATCCGCTCTCCCTCATGCGTACGCCCGCCCCGGTGCTTCGCGCGCTCTACGATGGAGTCCGCCGAAGAAACGAAACGCGAAGAGGTCGACGACATGGCTAACACTGGGACGTTCGGCTACCGGCTCGGCGGCAACGCGCCCGGCGGCGTCAAGATCGAAGGCCTCTCGAAGGTTCGCAGGGATCTAAAGAACCTCGGCGGAGACCTCGACCTCGTCAAGGGCGAGTTCTTAGCCACGAACAAGAAGGTCGCCGAGATCGTGCTCGGCGGCGCGAAACGGTTCGTCCCCGTGCTTTCCGGGTCTCTCGCAGAGTCGATGAAGAACGCGTCGACGAAGACCGCCGCGAAGATACGCGTCGGAAACAAGACGAACGTGCCTTACGCCGGGCCGATCCATTTCGGTTGGCCCGCTCGACGCATCAAGCCGCAGCCGTTCATCTATGACGCGATTGACCCGCGTCGCAACGAGATCTCGCAACTGTACGCCGAACGCATCACCTCGATCCGAAACAAGTACGACCTATGAGCAAGCCGATCACCGTCTCCATCGTCGGCAACGCCGGGCCGCTCAAGAAGAGCCTCAACGAGGCGGACGGCTTCCTCGGGAAGTTCGGCGGCAGTCTCGGCAAGATCGGCATCGCGGCCGGAGCCGCGTTCGCCGCCGCAGGAGCCGCAGCCGTCGCAGTCGGCGCGAAACTCATCGGAGCAGCCGAAGCCGCGTCGACCGCGAACGCACGCATCGAGCAGATCGCTAAGTCGATGGATCTCTTCGGAGACGCAACTTCCGAGGTATCGAACCGGCTCGTCAAACTCGCCGAGAAGACCGCACTCAACACCGGCGTCGATCAGAACGCGATCAAGGCGACGCAGGCGAAACTCCTCACGTTCGCCGAACTAGCGAAGACGGCCGACGAGGTAGGCGGCCAGTTCGACCGGGCAACGCAGGCCGCGATCGACCTCGCCGCGTCAGGCTTCGGAGAGGCCACGCAGAACGCCGTCCAACTCGGCAAGGCACTCAACGATCCAATCAAGGGCATCACCGCGCTCGCACGTTCGGGCGTCACGTTCACCGAAGTCGAGAAAGAACGCATCGAGACACTCGTCGCATCGAACAAACTCGGCGAGGCTCAGACGCTTATCCTCGAAGCGATCGAGAAACAAGTCGGCGGCACTGCCGTAGCGACCGCGAACGCGTCCGACAAGATGAGGGTCGCGTTCTCACAGTTGCAAGAACGACTCGGCGCCGCACTCCTCCCCGCGTTTGAGCGACTGACGTCGTTCATGCTCAACGACGGCCTACCGGCACTAGAACGGTTCGGCGAGAAAGTGATACCCGTCATTCGTGACGCGTTCACGAACGTCTCGACGTTCATCGTCGAACGGGTAGTCCCGGTCGTGCGAGACAAACTCCTCCCGATCCTCGCAAGCATCGCCGACTTCATCGTCGACCGAGTCGTGCCCGTCGTCCTCGATCTCTGGCGTCGAGTCTTCACCGGACTTGCGGGCATCTTCGACACCGTCTCGAAGAAGATGGAAGAGAACCGCGAGAACATCGCGAAACTCGTCGAGTTCCTCAAGAACCTCTCCTCGTTCGTCATCAACACCGTCGCGCCGATACTCCTCAAGACGCTCTCGACCGCGTTCAGCGTCGTCGGAAAGGCGATCGGCCCGGTCATCGACGTCGTCTTCGCACTCATCGGAGCACTCTCACAACTCGGCTCCTTCCTCGTGAAGGTCGCGGGCTTCGTCGTCCGCACGTTCGAGAGCATGGTCAACGGAGTCATCGACGCCGTCAACGTCGCCATCCGCCTACTAAACAAACTGCCCGGAGTCGACATCAACGAGGTCGGAAGCGTCTCATTCGGTGGCACCGCCTTCGGTGCCGCACCGACGGCGCCAGTCGCGACGACACCCGCCCCGACCGTCTTCTCCGGGTCGACCATCAAGACCGACGGCCTCTCGATGCCGAGCGTGCCTACCGTGAGCGTCCCGGGCTTCAGTCCCGACGAGTTCGACGAAGAAGACGAAGACACGTCAACCGGCGGGAAAGGCGGCGGCGGAGGTAGCAAGAAGGGCGGCGGAGTCTCGATCCTCCCCGTCGACACGACCGGCTTCGTCGGCATCTCACCATCGACGAACATCGGCGGAGGCGGCGGAGGCGGCTTCGGCGCCGCGATGGGCACCGAAGCACTCCTCGACGGCATGACCGGCGGAGGCGACGTCGTGAACATCACCGTCAACACCGTCACCGCCGACGCGAACCTCCCGACGCTCATCGTCGAAGCGCTCCAGACGTACAACCTCTACAACGGCCCGGTCGACGTACAGATCGCAGTCTGAGCCGTGCCCGCGAACATCATCACCGGAGGGACGCTCACCGTCGAACTAGACGTCGGCTTCGGCGACGGCTTCACGCTCGACGACACGCAGCAGGGCGTCCTCGATAACACGACCTACACGCTCGACGGCGTCGATCAGTTCGCCGAGATCACCGTGCAGTCCGTCGAGTTCTTCCGAGGCAAGCAGCGCGTCCTCGACTCTCTCGCGCCGGGTCGGTGCACGATCATCGCGCAAGACTTGACCCGCGCGTTCGACCCGTACAACGAGGCGAGCGTCTACTGGGACGAGACCGACGACACGCCCGGCCTCTCGCCACTCCGTCAAGTTCGCTTGACCCGCAACTCGACAGTCATCTTCCGGGGCCGCGTCGCGGACTTTATCTACGACTACGTCGGCCCGAAGCAGATCCCGACCGTCACGATCACCGCGATCGACGACCTCTTCCTACTGTCGAACGCGTTCCTCGCAGCGTTCACCCCGTCCGCCGAACTCTCCTCGACACGCGTGACGACCATCCTCGACCGAACGGAGGTCGGATGGCCCGCCGGGGCGCGCGACATCACGGCAGGCATCACCACACTCGGCAACTATGCGATCGACGAGGGCACGAACGCGCTCCAGTACCTCCGCAAGGTCGACGAAGCCGAACGCGGCCGCCTCTTCGTGCGCGCATCCGACGGCGACCTCGTCTTCGAGCCGCGCATCGGCAACACACTCTCGGGCCCGTCGGTCACGTTCGCCGACGACGGCACCGGCACCCCGTACCGCTCCGTCTTCGTCGACTTCACGACGGAGTCCGTGCTCAACCGGGTCACGGTGCAACGCGAAGGCGGCACGGCACAGACGGCGACCGACTCCGGTTCGATCGCCCTCTACTTCACGCAGGCCGAAACGATCACCGAGTCGCTCCTCTCAACCGACGCGCAGGCGCTCACGCTCGCGAACTACCTCCTCGAAGGTTCACCGGAGCCGCGTTTCTCGGGCGTCGAAACGTTCTTCGGCTCGCTCTCCACGGCACAGAAGAACGCAGTCGCAGCCGTCGAGATCGGCGACACGATCAGCGTCAAGCGCACGTTCACCTCCGGCAGCCCGCTCAGCGTCACGGAAGAACTCTCCGTCGAAGGCATCCGGCACCGTATCGACACCCGGGGCGAGACCGTCACGTTCTACACGGCCCCGACGACGCTCGTCTACAACCTCCTCCTCGACGACGCCACGTTCGGCACCCTCGACGGCTCCAACGTGCTCGCGGCGTAAGGTAGGCTCTCTCATCTATGGCGACTCCATTTCCGTTCGTATCTGGCGCTGTGTTGCAGGCCAGCGAACTTAACGCAATTACGACGCTGCCAATCAACGATCAGACGGCTTCGTACACGCTCGTCGTCGGCGACGTCGGCAAGCGCGTGATCATGAATAACGCAGGCGCGACGACGATCACCGTCGACGACTCCGTCTTCTCGACCGGCGACACGATCTTCATCGCGAACAAGGGCGCCGGGACGTGCACCGTCACGGCAGGCGCCGGAGTCACGGTCAACGTCAACGGCTCGCTAGCACTGACGCAGCACGGAGGCGGCACGCTCGTAGCACTGTCGGCGTCAACCTTTACATTTTTTCCCGCAGGCGGCATAAGTTACGGCACCGCAACAGGCGGCACCAGCAGCAGCATTACGGTTGGCGGTCAGGCGTACACGCTTCTCACCTTCTCATCTGACGACAATCTGGTTGTGTCTCAGGCTGGTCTGTTTGATGTGTTGCTGGTCGGCGGCGGCGGCGGTGCAGGCTCTAGCGACGCAAGCAACGTGCCGTCTGGCGGTGGTGGTGCTGGTGCGCTCATCGGCTACGCCGCAACTACAACGCTTTATTTGGCGGCGGGGACTTATGCGGTTGATGTTGGTGCTGGCGGTGCTGGCGGCTCAGCAGGTGGTCCTTCTGGCGTTGTCGGTCTGGAAAGTTCTATCGGTTCGGTCATAGGTGCGGCTGGCGGCGGCGGCGGTAGCGGCGTCTTCGTGCCTGTTGGTACTTCTGGCGGTAGTGGTGGCGGCGGTAACACAGGTGGCGGCGGCGCAGCGTCAGTCAACGAACTGTTCGGCAACGCAGGCGGCAACGGCGTGTCTAGCGCCTCATCTGGCGGCGGCGGCGGTTATGCGTCAGCAGGCGGCGCAGGCGTAAGCACGACAGGCGGCGCAGGTGGCAACGGTCAAGATATCTCGTCGTGGATAGGCGCAGGTAGCGCCGACAATGTTGCGGCTGGTGGCGGCGGTGGCGGCGACGCCACAGGCGGTGCGGCAGGAACAGGCGGTGTGGCAGGCAAGACAACTGGCACAGGCAACAACGCAACCACAGCAGGTTCAGGTGGCGGCGGCACTAACGGCAACAGTGCAGGCGGCAACGGTGCGGCAGGCAAAGTATGGGTTAGGTTCAAGGTATGAGCGCACAAACGTTTTACGCCAAAGTCGAGGCAGGCATCGTCACCGACCTGCACTGCGTCACCTACGAGTTCATCGTCGCCAACCCCGACCGCTACGGCAACCCCGACCTATGGATCGAAGCGTTCTACGACAACACCGGTCGCGGCTACTGCGGCATCGGCTGGACATACGACGCAGACACCGACAAGTTCGTCGCACCACCATCGCCGGAGGTAGAAGCATGAAACTCTCGAAGCAGCAGCAGGCCGCACTCGCCTCGTACGCGCGGAGCGTGATCGGTGCAGTCGCCGCAGTCATAGCGACCGGCAACTACGCGCCCGAGGATCTCGTGAAGGCCGCAGTCGCCGCACTCCTCCCGCCTCTCATCCGGTGGGCGAACCCGAAGGATCCCTCGTTCGGTCGCGGAGCGTGACGTGCTCCCGGTCGTCAACGTACGCCTCCCGCAGGCGCTCAGGGGACTAAAGAACGGGCAACTCCCCGACGAGGTACTGTACCCGATCCGACCGAACGGGCGTCTCTTCATCACGGCCGCGACGTCGTGGCAGTGGATGAAGAGGGCCGCGCGCATGGAAGCGAACCTCATCCTCAAGCCGACGTCCCCGTTCGACGCGTATCGGCCTCTCACGGTGCAGACGGCCGTCTTCCGTCAGCGCTACGTCTCCGAACGGATACCCGGCGCCTCGACGAGAGTCTGCAACGGAAAGACCTACTGGCTCAAGCCGGGCAACGCGCCGCTCGCGTGCCCCGGCACCTCGAACCACGGATGGGGACTCGCGATCGACGTCGCGAACGTGACGAAGGCCCTCCCGTGGCTACTGGAGCGGGCGCCCGCGTTCGGATGGTCGTGGGAAGTGCAGTCCGAGCCGTGGCACATCCGATACGTCCTCGGCGACGAACTCCCGAAAGTAGCCGCATGAGCACCGAAGTAGTCATCGCGATCATCGCCGCGATCGGAGTCATCTCGGCCGGGCTACCCGCGACACTCATCGAGCGGGCACGCCGGGAGAACTCCACCGATCACGCCTCCGTCCGTCGTAGGCTCGACCGTATCGACGAGCACCTCGACGACATCGAGGACTCCGTCGACGACGTAGCGGAAACGCTCGTCAGTCATCTCAACTGGCACGACAAGGAGGCCGACGACAATGGGGATACTCGACGAACTAGCGACACGGATCAATAAGTCCGCCGCGCTCGAAGCGTGGATCGAGGCACGTCCGAAGAAAGAACGCGACGAGTGGCTCGAAGCGTTCGCACGCGGCGACCTCTACTCCGTGAGCGCGCTGCAAGACCTCCTCGCACGTCACGGCCACGAGACCGACAAGAACGCCATCTACCGGGTCAGAGTGAAGCAGCCGAACTACCGGAGGCCGGTCAGGTGACGCTCAACACCGAACTCGAACTCGCGGCACAGATCGAAGAACTCCGAACTGCGCTCGCCCGCTCGCAGGCCGCAGCAGCGAAAGCGAAGGTCAAGACCGACGAACTCGTCGAAGCCGTCTACCGGGCCGCGAAGGACGCCGCACTCGCATCGAAGCCGCCCGGCTACGTCAAGCCGAAACGAGACACCCGCAGAGGCAAGCAGGAGGTCGCCGTCATCCACGCGACCGACTGGCAACTCGGCAAGAAGACCGTCTCGTACGACGTCGCGACGTGCGCGAAACGGATCGAGCAGTTCGCCGAGAAGGTGCTCTACATCACCGACATCCAACGCAAGGCCCGCCCGGTGCGCGAAGCCGTGCTCCTTCTCGGCGGCGACATGGTCGAGGGCGTCGACATCTTCCCCGGCCAGTCGTGGGAGATCGAGGCACACCTCTACGAGCAACTCTTCGAGACCGCGCGCATCATCGAACGGCTCGTCCGCACTCTCTCGGCCGACTTCGAGGTCGTGCGCGTAGTGTGCGAGTTCGGAAACCACGGCAGACTCGGCAAGTACGGCGTCAACCCGCGCGGCGACAACTTCGACCGGATGGCGTACCGCATCGCAGCCGACCGCACCGCGAAACTCCCGAACGTGTCGTGGCAGATGAGCGACGACGGCCATCAGCACTTCACGATCGGCAACTATCGCGGCCTGCTCGTGCACGGCGACGAGATCCGCTCGTTCGGAGGGACGCCGATCTTCGCTATCATCAAGCGTTTCACCTCATGGTCGAGCGGAGTGCTCGCACCGTTCTCTGAAGCGTTCATGGGCCACTACCACACGCCGCTCTCCCTCACGCTCCCGAACGCGTCTCGCGTCTTCGTCACCGGCTCCCCGGAGTCGGGCTCGACTTATGCGACGGAGACGATCGGCGCCGCCGGGCGACCCTCGCAGCGTCTCCACTTCGTCAGCCCCGACCGGGGTCACTCGACCGCCGAGTTCGTCCTATGGCTCGACTGACCTACGCCCTCGTCGTCGTCGAATGGCACGACGCGCACACCGTCGGCGAATGGACTGAGCCCGAAGAGATCGACGCCGACCCGTTCCCGGTGCTCTCCGTCGGGCACCTCATCCCCGACCGGAAGCCCGACCATCTCGTGCTCGCTCAGTCCGTCGGCCTCGACGGGGCGCTCGACGGGCTCCTCTACGTCCCCGTCGGCATGGTGAAGACCGTGAAGACCATCCAACACGACTAGACACCCGTCCGCTACCGTCGAAGGTGAGCAAGTAAGGAGGCTCGAATGAACACTCGAACTGGCCTATCCGACGCGGAGTTCTTCCGCTATCAGCGTCTACTCGGCGCGACCCCCGACGGGCTTCAGATGAAAGTCACCGTCATCACGGACTCGACGGGTAGGATACGAAGCGCCTCGATCCAGATGAGGGCCGTAGAGGGCCCCGTCTCTCTGACTGCCGAGCCCGCCTCATGGTCGACCCCGTTCACCCTCACCCCGAACGTCATCGGCGAAGAACTCCCCGGCGGCGACGCAGCATGAACCCCCTCATCTCCATCGCTGCAAGCGGAGCGGCGATCGTCGGAGCCGTCGGCCTTTCGGTACTCCCTCCCGATAGCAGCGCCACGGTTCCGACGATCGTTGACCCCTACCCGGTCGAAGACCCCTACCCCGTAGAAAGCCCGCAGAGGCCTCTAGCAGCCCCTCAGACGCGCCCAACCGTCCCCGACGGCTACTGCCCGCAGATCTTCGAGACGGCGCCCCTCGTCGGCTTCACCGACCCCGAGACCGTGCTCCTCGCCCGGATCGCATGGCTAGAGAGCCGTTGCAACGAGACCATCCTCGGCGACCTCGACCGGGGCGTCTCGTACGGCATCCTCCAGATCCACGGCCCGACGTGGTGCAAGCCGTCGCGCTACTGGCCGAACGGCTACCTACAGACGAAGGGCGTCCTCGACGAGTGCGAGGATCTCTTCGACCCGGCGATCTCCGTCGTCGCCGCCGCGTTCATCGTCAAGGAGGGAGGCTTCGAGCAGTGGAGCACCTACGCCGCCGCCGTCAACGGATGACGCTCGCACTACTCGCCGCCGTCGTAGCCTTGTGGATAACGATGGGGACTATCGCGCTACGGAGACGTAAGTGATTACGCGCGAGGAGTGGCTCGCCATCCCCTTAGAGGCGCGACTCGTCGAGCACGCAACACACTCCGAGGACGAGATGCTTCGCGACGACCTCATCGACGCAGTACGCAAGATCGACGGCCTCTCGCAACGCGTCGCCGACCTCAACGTCGAGATCCTCAGACTCGAAAGACTCGCCTCCTCGCCGACGCCCTACTAATGCTCGACGACGTTCTCAAGGAGGCGGACGGCCTCGTACACGGTGCACGAAACAAGACCTACGGGCACCCGATAGACGACTACACGCGCGTCGTCGACATCTTCCGAGCGATCACCGGCATCGAACTCACGGCAGACGCCGGGGCGCTCTTCATGCTCTCCGTGAAACTCGCACGACTCGGCCACAACTTCGAGCAAGACCTCATCCACCGCGACTCGATCGTCGACGCGGCGGGCTATCTATGGTGCTACGCGATGATCTCGGAGGCACTCGGAAGGAGCACGACATGACGAGCAAGGAGAAACAGAAAGGCAACCGCGCCGAACGGATCGTCGTCGCATGGCTCCACCGTTTCGGCTACACGCAGGCGCACCGCACCCGGGCGGGCTTCGTCGACGACATCGGAGACATCGACGGCTTCGCGAACGTCGTGATCGAGGTCAAGGATCGCAAGACCCTCGACCTCTTCGACTGGCTCCGTCAACTACGCAGACAGAAAGCAGCGAAGGACGCCGGACTCGGCTTCGTCATCGTCAAGAAACGCGGCTCCCTCGACCCGCACGACTGGGCGTTTCTCGTCGACTCCGACACGTTTCTCAACGTGCTCACCCGGAGCAACTGGAAACGGCCGAAAGAGGAGACTCCCGAGTCGTGACGTGGTGGCCCGGTGATCCGAAGCACGTCGACGTCACTCTGCAACCGTGGGAGGTTCGACTCTGTCGAGAGGAGGCGGCAACTCGCAACGGTCGCGCAGCGAGAAAGGGCTATCGGGCAGGCTTCGGCGACGCCGAACAAGTCGCTCAGGCCCACATCACGGGCGCACTCGGCGAACGGGCTACCGCGAACTACATCGGCATCGAGACGAACTTCGGCGGCGACTACGACGAGCAGGTTCACGACGTCGGACTAATCGAAGTGCGGACTCTCGGAGTCGGCAAGAACTACGGCCTCCCCGGATGGAAGACCGACGAGCCGAAGATCTTCTTCGTCTACGCGCGCCTCCTCCGCCTCGACGACATCGCGATCGTCAGACTCGAAGGATGGATCCACGTCGAGCAGTTCTTCAGTTATGCGAAGCAGCACCCGCACTGGAAACACAAGACGAAAGGGCCGACGCTCCTCCTCGATCCGAACTATCTACAGGCGATGACTACACTCAGAAAGCAACACCTACTAGCGGAAAGGTTCTACACATGAGCGGCTTCTCACTGGGCGACTACGTCACCGTCAACGAAAGACTCAAGGCGGCGCTCGACAAGTACCCCGACCTCATCGTCAACGAGGACGCGCCGAAGTTCATCGAGGCACCGGACGGGAAGATCTTCGTCGAGGTGCGGATGGTCGTCAGACGTTCGCACGACGACTTGATCCCTATGGTCGGCTACATCTGGGAAGAGTACCCCGGCACGACGCCTTACACGCGTGGAAGCGAGCAGCCGAACGCGGCGACGAGTTGTCTCGGCCGCATCCTCGGCTACATGGGCTTCGGTATCGGAAAGAGCATCGCGTCGGCCGACGACGTGCAGCGCCGCGAAGAAGTACGCGCGAAGCCCGACCTCAAGATCGTCAAGGCCGTCGCGAACTCCGTCGCGCGCCCGGTCGACCCGTTCACCGACGAGCCGCAGGGCGACGTCATCGTCGGCGACTGCACGAAAGGGCAGATGGGCAAGATCCGCGCACTCGGCCGCGAACGTGGCGTCACGCTCACGCCGACGCTCTGCAAGGACATCTCGAAGATCATCGGCCGCACGATCACGAAACTCGACTCGCTCACGAAGCGCGAAGCGTCGACCGTTATCGAAGAGTGGGCTCCGAAGATCATCGCGAACGAGGCGGGCGAGATACCCGACCCGATCGACGAGGAGCCGTTCTAAGCATCTCAGACAAGTGAAGTAGGCCGGTCGCATCGGTGCCTCCCGCAGGCGTGAGCGGGCGAAGGTGGAAGTCCTCCGCGTCTAACCGACGTGAGTTAGCCCGTCAGAGAGGCGAGGGAAGACCGCGCGCATCGCATGGCGTCGCGGCAGTGTGATCCGAGCGACATCGGACGGGCGGAGCCCGGGAGGGCTCTGCCATAGCCGAGCCGGTGGAGCCGAAGTTGAGTCGCCACGAAACACACACTCAGAAAGAGCGCACCGACTCGAAGACGTCAACGCGGCCCCGCGTGGTGAACGAGGCGGCGAGGTACGAAGCCGCGACAGGGGAGCGCGAGGGGAAGCCCCTCGCATGGAATAAACTCGTCTCCGAAGGAGTCAGATGAAGCGGACGAACAAGATCTACGGCTCGACGTGGCGCAAGGTTCGCGTCGGCATCCTTGAGCGCGACGGGCATCGCTGCACTATCGGAATGGAAGGCTGCACCGGGCACGCAACTCAAGTCGATCACGTCATCCCTCTCGCGTTCGGAGGTCAACCGTTCGCCCCGGACAACTTGAGGGCCGCGTGCGCGAACTGCAACTCGTCACGCTCGAACAAACTCCGACGAAAGCCGAGCCGAGCATGGTGACGAAGTGCCTCTGCGATCGCATCGCGCGCCCGACGTGCGAGACTGAGAACGATGACGACTGACCGTTTCTTCCCGAGGCGCCGAAACCACCCCGACGCAGTCTGATTATCACTTAACGTCCCC